GGTAACGCAGACCCATCCACGCCACACCAGAAGCCGCCCTTGAGGCGGCTTTCCATTTCCCCGGCCCGCACTGCGGGCTTTTTTGGAGTAACGAAAATGTCCGCAGAAAACGCATCCGAAGTCATCGCCAAGGCGCTGCAGTCCCCGATCCCGGAGGCTCTGGCCAAGGCGTTCACCAGCCCGACCAGCGCCACCACGGGACTGGCTGAATACAACCTGGAACAGGGCGCGCGCCTGATCTACCCGATCGACACGCCGCTGCGCAACATGATCGCCCGCGAAGTCGGCCAGGCCGGCATTCAGGCCAACTGGCGCTCGATCACCGCCGTCAACGCGGCTGGTGAGAACATCGGCGTCAGCGAAGGCAACCGCGGCGGCTACAACTCGTTCACCGAGGTCGACCGGTTCGGCAAGTTCGTCGAGCTGGGTCTGGAAGACTACGTGACGTGGAAGGCTGAGCGCGCCGCCGGCAACTTCCAGAACCTGGACGAGCTGGCGGTGCAGATGTTGCTACAGGCCACGATGGAGGCCGAGGAGAAGATCACGCTCGGCGGATTCGGCGTGACCAAGCTGGCGGCCATCGGCGCTGTCACGGCGGCGGTCGTCAACACCGGCGGCTCCATTGCTGGCGGCTCCAACCTGTTGACCTGCGTTCCGCTGACCCATCGCGGATTCCAGTACAGCTCCGTCGCGAACGGCGTGAAGACCAACTACACGCGCACCAACGCCGACGGCACGACCGACAGCATCACCGGCTTCTACGGTGCGCCATCGGCCAATGCCGCCGCGACCACCACGGGCACGGCTGTCGTGACCGGCAGCGTCACCCCGGTTCCGGGCGCGTTCGGCTATGCCTGGTACTTCGGCACAGCGGGCAACCAGCTTCTGGCCGCGATCACCTCGATCAACTCGGTCTCGCTGAACTCGGCTCCGGCCGGTACGCAGAACCTGACCGCGGTGGCGGGTGCTGATACGTCGAACGATGCCCTGGTGTATGACGGGCTGGTGGCGCAGATGGTGGCCTCCGGTTCGGGCAGCTACTACAACGCGCTGCCGACCGGCACGGCTGGTACGGGCTCGCATCTGACCAGCACGGGCTCGGGTACGGGCGGCATTTTGGAGTTCGACAATGCGATCGAGTCGTTCTTCAACAACTACCGCCTCATCCCGACCGACATCTGGATCAGCGGCAAGGATCAGGCGAACATCAAGAACCTGATTCTGACGGGCAACACCAACATGGCCTCGTTCTTCCAAGGCCCGGATGGTGAAGTGCGTGCCGGTGCGCGTGTGCGCACGTACACCAACCCGATCGGCTACGGCAACCCGGATCTGCGCCTGCGCGTGCATCCGTTCCTGCCGCAGGGCACCGTGCTGTTCACCACCGACAAGGTGCCGTACCCGCTGTCTAACGTCCGCCAGATCATGAAGATGAACCTCAGGCGCGATTATTACAGCATCCTGTGGCCGCTGAAGAGCCGCCGCTACGAGTACGGCGTGTACTTCGACGGCATGCTGCAGCACTACTTCCCGGCCTCCATGGGCATGATCCAGAACATCGCCCCGTAAGGGGTTGCAGTGAACAAGGGGCGTCCATCGTGGGCGCCCCTTCTTTTTCGAGGATCGAATGATGGCTGATGAACTGATCAAGCTGGACGCACCCGATGGTGCGGGTCTGGTGTCACACGGCGGCGTCGAATACGCCGTGGAGAATGGCAGCGTGCAGGTTCCTGCCGATGCTGTCGAAACGCTCCTTTCGCACGGTTTCAGCGTACCGAAGCCCCGCAAAGTACAACGCAGTGATGTGAGCGCCTGACGATGGCTACGGGAGACCTGTGCGCCGTCGCTGACGTGCAGGCATTCCTGAGCCTGAATGCCGGCCAGGATGATGCGCTGCTGCAGATGCTGGTCACGAATGCTTCGGCGTTCCTGAGCAACTACCTCAACCGCAACCTGCTGACCGCGAGCTATGTCGAGGCGCGCAACGGTGTCGGCGGCGATCGCATGCCGTTCTGGGAATATCCCGTGACGGCGGTCGCGTCGCTGACGATCGACGGCGTGGCGGTTCCGGTATCCACCGGGCCGAACGTGTACGGGTACGTGTACGACGACAAGATGCTGTACCTACGTCACGGCCGATTCTGCCGCGGCGTGCAGAACGTGGTGATCAGCTACACCGCCGGATCACCCACCGTGCCTCCCGAGGTCGCGCAAGCGTGCATCGAAGTGGTGTCGGTCAAGTACAAGCGGCGACTGACGCTCGATGTCAGCGCCAAGACGTTGAACGGCGAGACGATCAGCTTCACGCAAGCCGACATGCCGGCCGCATCGAAGCTCGCGCTGGACAACTACAAGCGCGTGTTCATGATATGAGCAGCGTGACGGGGCAAGACAACGTTATCCGCATGATGCTGGCGGTCAAGGATGGTGCGCGCGTCAAGCTGCTGGAGACGATGAACACCGTGGCGACCGACATGCAGCGGTACGTGCAGGCCGAGAAACTGTCCGGCAATCCGATCAAACGCGTCACCGGCATGCTGCGTGACTCGATCTTCGAACGCGTCAGCGAGGCGGGCACAGCGGTCTCGGCAGTCACCGGCACGGGCCTGTCGTATGCGAAGGGCCTGGAAGATGGCAATCCGCCGCACGTCATCCTGCCTGTGCGCGCGAAGATGCTGTCGTTCGTGGTTGGCGGCACGCGGGTGTTTGCTCGCAAGGTGAATCACCCAGGAAACCGTGCCTTCCACTTCTTGCGCGACACGTTGCACGAAACCGCGCCGGCCGAGATTGGCAAGATTCGCGCCGCGATGGCGGAGCTGATCACCGAGGCTCGCGCATGAACCGTGAAACAATCTATGCCGCCCTGTTCGCCAAGGCCTCGGCATCGTCAAGCTTCAACGAGACCGGCCGGCGCCTGAAGCACATCGACGACCTGCAGCCGTCCGAGTTTCCCGCCTTCTACCAAGTCCAGAAGGATGAGGTGTGGAAGCAGCCGTCAGGCAACCTGCCGCCCATTGGCGAGCTGACCGTCGAGTGGTGGGTGTACGCCTACAACAGCGATTCGACCAGCTCGACCGCCGCCAAGCTCAACCCGCTGATCGACGCGCTGTGCGCTTCGGTCGGGTTGCCGCCTGCCACACCCGGCTTCCAGACGCTCGGGGGCCTGGTCGAGTCCGTGCGCCTTGATGGACGTATCGACTATGCCGAGGGCGCGATGGAAGACCGCGGCTTCGCCCGTATCCCGCTTGTGATCCGCCTACCCGGCTAACCCGAGGACATCCCCATGACTGACGAAACCCAAGTTACCCCGACGCCCGCGAAAGCGGGCTTTTTTTCGCGCGCTGAAAAGACCGTCGAGACCGACGTCGAGCGCGTGATTGCCGCCATCGAACGCTGGTACGCCGCGCACTTCCATGCCGCCGCCGCCGCCGGTGTCGCCCCCATCACCGCCGACGACAAGGCCGCGCTGATCCAGCACGTCGCCGACGCCGTGGCACCCGCCGCCACCCAGGAGTAATCGACATGTCCAATGGTCTGACCCAACTCGGCAGCTTCGGCTCCGGCATCCTGTACGCCACTCCGGCCGGCGCGACCGGCACCCCGATCCAGTTCGGCGCGCTGCAGGACGTGTCCGCGGATCTGTCCCGCACCGTGAAATCCCTGTACGGCCAGGGCCAGCAGGCGCTCGCCATCGGTGCGGCGCAGTTGAAGGCCACCGGCAAGGCGAAGATGGGCTTCATCAACGCCAAGGTGTACAGCGACCTGTTCTACGGTGTCGCCACGTCTACCGGCACGGTCCATCTCGCGGCGAACGAAGCGGGCACCGTCCCTGCCGTCACGACCTACACCATCACGGTGGCCAACAGCGCGACGTGGTCGAAGGATCTCGGCGTGACCTACGCCGGCGGCGCCGTGTTCACGAAGGTCGCCAGTTCGCCCACGGTCGGCCAGTACAGCGTCGCCGCGGGTGTCTACACCTTCGCCGCCGCCGATGCCAGCGCCTCGGTGCTCATCAGCTACGAGTACACCGATGCCACCAACGGCACCACGCTGTCGGTGGGCTCCGTGCTCCAAGGCGTGCAGCCGATCATCACCATCGACCTGTACCGCGGCTACAACGGCACCGGCGAGCGCCATCGGTTCTGGGCCTGCGTGGCCTCCAAGCTGTCGATCCCGACCAAGATGGCCGACTTCGGCATTTCCGAGCTGGATTTCGAGGCGTTCGTCGACGCCTCGGGCCGCTTCCACACTGTCTACACGGACTGATCATGATTCCTGGAGCCGTCATCAAATTCGGCGACACCGATTACACCGTGCCGCCGATCAACCTGCGTGTGTCCTACCTGCCGGAGATGGACATCCTGTGCAAGCCGGAGGGAGAGGTGCCCTTCGGCGAGTACGTCAAGGCGGCCAGCACCGTGCTGTTCGCCCTGATGCAGCGCAATTATCCCGACATGAGCCGCGACGCATTCAACGACCTGATCGACCTGCCGCTGTTACGGCCGATCATCACCGGCATGATGCAGATATCGGGGTATGGCCCGCGCCCTTTGGTAGCGAGTCCGGCGACGGAAAGCGCACCAGTCGCGCCGATATCGTCGGATTCATCCACGG